ACGTCACGTTCGTCCTGCCGCAGGAATGGCAGGAGACCGTGTCCGTGGACGTCGCCGGAACCGTGGTCGGCCTCGCCCACGGGCACCAGGTCCGCAATCCCGGCAAGATCCTGGACTGGTGGCGGGGCCAGACCTTCGGCGAACAGCCTGTAGCCGGTGCGCGGATCCTGCTCACCGGCCACTTCCACCATGTCCGGGTCGAAGAAGTCGGCTCCGGCAAGACCTGGATCCAGGCCCCGGCCCTGGACAACGGATCCACCTGGTACACCAACCGCACGGGCGACGACTCCCGGGCGGGCCTGCTCGTGTTCTCCGTAGGCGCGGACGGCTGGTCCGACCTCACGATCCTCTAGGGAGCCTCCATGTCCGACGACTTCGAAGAAGGCGCGTCCATCCCGGCGGAACTCCTGCCGATCCTGCTCGCGGCTCAGGAGGAAGAGCAGGGGGAGACCCTGCGGTGGACTCCGACCACGTTCTTCATCGACCTGCTGGGGTCCGTGGCACTCATCCTGGAGGGCATCGCCTCGTTCTTCAGCGGTCAGGCCCGATCCCTGGCCGCCAGGGCGTCCCTGAAGGAGGAGCTGAAGGATCTCGCGCTGCGGCAGGAGCTGAAGGCGCAGGAGCGGCGCCGGATGCAGTTACAGACGCTGGAGGACATTGCGATCCTGCCGGGCTCCGAGGAGTGATAGGCTAGTAGCACAGCAGTCAGGGCCGTGTGAGATTCGGCCAGGTCTGCTTGCGTGCCTCTCGGTCTCGACAACGTCCATGGGTTCGAGAGCACCCGCGAAACCCCGGCCGTCTATCCATCGGCCGGGGTTTCGTTATGTCCGGCCTCTTGACCCTATTTCGTACAATGATCACGCAACCGGATTAGCAGGAGAAAGAGGGGCGGCGTGGCGCAGAACGCATGGGCGGAGCGATTAGCCACGCTCTATGAATTACAGGCGAAAAAGGACTCCCACCGGAACCCGGCCGCATGGGTCAAGGACATCCTGGGGGAGGACATGTGGTCCATGCAGACCAACATCTGCGAATCCGTCCGGGACCACCGATTCACAGCCGTCCAGTCCTGTCACGCCGCAGGCAAATCGCACCTTGCGTCTCGTTTGTCCGCCTGGTGGATTGCCACCACGCCCATGGACCAGGTGTTCCTGGTGACCACGGCGCCCACGGCCCGGCAGGTCGCCTCCATTCTCTGGCGCTACATTCAGCGCGCCCACAACCTGGCCAAGGAGCGGGGATTCTCCCTGCCCGGCCAGATCCTCTCCAGCCCGATCCCGTCGTGGAAGATCAACGGTGAGCTGGTCGGTATCGGCCAGAAGCCGCCGGACAAGGAAGACTCCGCCTTCCAGGGCTTCCACGCCGAAAAGATCCTGGTAGTCATCGATGAGGCCTGCGGCGTCGACCGCTCCATCTGGGACGCCGTGGACTCCCTCGTCACCAACGAGGCCTCCCGGGTGCTGGCCATCGGAAACCCCACCGACCCCGGCAGCCACTTCCGGCAGGTGTGCTCCCCGGAATCCCCGCTGGGCGAGAAGTGGAACAAGATCCGCATCGACGCGCTGCGCTCCCCGCTGATGACCGAAGAGGCCTGCGCGAAGTACCCGAAGCTGGTCGAGTACATGCAGGAAGAGGGCATCCCGTTCTCCACCGAGCCGGTGTCCGACACCCTTCAGAAAACCCTGGTCGGCCCGACCTGGGTGTACGAATCCATGATCGGCTGGGGCAAGGACTCATCCCTGTTCAAGTCCAAGGTGCGGGCCCTGTTCCCGGAGACGTCCTCCGAGGGCGTTATCCCGCTGGCCTGGGCGGAAGCCGCCATGGCCCGCTGGGAACGTTGGCGGGACGGCACCTACATCATCGACCCCGACACCAACGAGCCGATGTGCCTGGAAGAGCCGCAGGCACAGCAGCCAGGCGAAATCGTCATCGGGGCGGACATCTCCGACGGCGGCGAGGACGAGACCGTCGCAGCCGTCCGGCAAGGTGATGTGGTCCGCGAACTGATCGCGTTCCCGTCCAAGGATCCTCTGACCACGGCCGACGACCTCCAGCAGATAGCCGCGTTGCACGGCGCCCCGACCAACGCCAAGTACATCGTGGACGGCATCGGTGTCGGCTCCGGCGTGGTGGCCAAGCTGCGCCGGGACTCCCAGGACACGTACGCGTTCATCGCGGCGGCCAACTCGGGCCGCAAGGACACCACGGGCAAGATGTCGTTCCTCAACGACCGGGCTGCGGCCTGGTGGAATCTGCGGGAGCTGCTGAACCCTGCCCGCCGGGGCGGAGCGACCATCGCGTTCCCCCGGGACGACAAGCTGCTGGCAGAGCTGACCTGCCCCAAGTTCGACACGCAGCCAGGCACCCCGAAGTACAAGATCGAGAAGAAGGAAGACATCCGGACCCGTCTAGGACGGTCCACGGACCGCGCGGACGCCTTGATCCACGCGTTCTGGATGCCGTACGGGCCGACGCCTATCGAGCAGCCGAAAGAGCACGAGTGGAAGGCCGCCGAGGAGAAATACCCGCACAACGAGGACCCGGATACGGACGCCATTGTGGAGAAGTGGGATACCGGTAACGATATGGAACTCGCAGGCTGGTGATCGAAATGGCCGGGAATGCTAGCATAAACCGGACTGGAACGCAGGAATAGGGGAGTACCGTGGCGGATGAGGCGTTAGACGGCGGCACCAACCTGCCGTCAACCAGCATCGCTAACTACGCTCCCCAATATCCGGAAAAGCCCCTCTCCAAGACGGTCGCAGGCGCTCCTGACGTTGCCCTGAACAACGAGGAAGGCAGCCTCTACACCTGGTCCGATTCCTGGGCCGCATCATGGTCCGGTGTCCCCGGCCGCATCCTGCTGGACGAGAACGAATTCGAGTCTCTGTCCTTCGATGAGATGCTGGGCCGCGACGGCAAGGCCCGCACCATCCAGTCGGTGCTCACTCTGCCTATCCGTTCCGCCCCTTGGAAGATCGTGCCAGGCCCCGGCGACAAGGGCGAGGCCGCATTCATCACGGACGCCTTGACCAAGCCTGCCAACCAGGGCGGCATGAAGACCCCGATGCGCCTGGTCATCGCGCAGGCGCTATCGGCCCGGACCTACCGCAAGGCATGCTTCGAAAAGGTCTTCACGGAGCGGGACGGCAAGATCGTCTACGACCGGCTGGCGTTCCGTCCCTCACCCACGACCGCCGTCGCCCGCGACCCCAAGACCGGCGCCTTCCGTGGTTTCAGGCAGCGACCCGTCGCGGTCGGCGGCGCCGTGTGGCCGAACATCTGGATCGACATCCCAGCCCAGTACTCCTGGGTCCACCTGAACAACCAGCACATCAACGCCGCTCGGGGCCACAGCGACATGGAGCTGATCTACTGGCTCCACGACAAGAAGCAGAAGCTGCTGTTCCTCTGGATGACGTTCCTGGAGGCCAACGCGACCGGCCGATACGTCGTGCAGGCTGAGGACGAGACCAGGGCCAAGTCGTATGCGAAGGCCCTCAGGTATGTGAAGAACGGCGGTGTCCTCGGTACGTCTTCCGAGGTCAAGGTGGAGACGCTGGAACTCGGTACCCAGGCGGCCGGGCTGTTCCAGCAGATGATCGACTACCTGGACAATCAGATGGCCGCCTCGGTGCTGGCCGGATTCACCAACTTGCCGGACTCCCCGAACGGTTCCTACGCCCTGTCCAAGGACCAGTCCGATTTCTTCCTCCAGTCGTTGACCGGCACCGCCAAGGAGCTGGCGGAGTCCATCACGAACTACGTCATCGCCGACCTGGTGATGTACAACTTCGGCCCCAAGGGTGTGTGTCCGACCTTCGAGTTCGGGCCGCTGTCCGAAGGTGACCTGGGCACCGTGAAGGAATTGCTGACGGCCTTCGGTACCACCCCGACCGAACTGCGGGTACCGCAGGCGTTCATGACCGAGCTGACCCGCATGATGGGCACCTATCTGGACATGCCCATGGACGAGGTCAACAAGGAGTTTTCGCAGCTTGAGGAACGGCTCGACCAGCGTATGCAGCTTGATCTTCAGACGAAGCAGGTGGGTCTGGAGGCTCAGAAGAACCTTGCTGCGCAGGGAGGTCCGCAGGCTGGCGCGGCCAAGGGTGCGGCGAACGCGCAGGGCAAGTCGGAGCTGGTGAAGGCCGGGGCCAAGATCAACAAGGCTGCTCAGATGGTGCAGAAAAAGGCCGCTGCGGCAAAGGGCGGTTCCGCCGGATCGGGTGCCGGGAAAAGCGCCTGAAAAGACCGAACCCCCGCCGGGAGCAGAAGCTCTACCGGCGGGGGCACGATCACCCAACCACCCGAGTGAATAGTAGAGGGAGGGTGCATGTCGGAGCAAGCTCAGCAAAAGGCCCAAAATGAATCTTCACAACATGAGGCCGAGATCGCTGCCGTGCTTGCCATTTTGCTGGCAGGCCCTCCCCTGATCACCGCCGTAAAGGCCATTTCAGCAGCCTTGAAAATGCCGAAAAAGGTAGTACTCGCCACCCTTGGCGCCATCAAGTACAAGCCGGGCAAAAAGGTCATCCCCGGAGATGGTCCCCTAGGCCTGGCCCAGAAACAGAACCTGCGGTTCCGAGCCGCCTACCTACTGAACGCCCTACGGCGCATCGCCGCCGCACCCGACCTCGCCACCGGCATCCAGCGGGAAAAGGCCCTGTTCGCCGCCCACCTGGACGCCTCCAAGAAACGTACCCAGGCCGCCAAAGCCTCCAACGACATGACCGACAGCACGAACAGCACCATCCTCGGCTGGGGCGGAATCCTGGACGACCGCACCACACCAGACTGCCGGTGGCTCATCGGAAAAAACTTCGAAGCGCACAGCCCGCCCGACGGCCTATACCCCGGAGCCCGGCACCGGAATTGCCGCTGCTTCCCGGTACCCGAACACCCCGGAAAACCAGTGGTAACCGAACTCCCGGCACATCTCACTGGAAATCCTGGCGTATAGGTACTAGCCTCCCAGATTGACGGATAAACAGGTAGTTTGGTACTCGGCATGCCTGTTTGAAAACTCACGTGAGGAGAGCCCGCCATGGCTACCGCTTTATCCGTCGTCACCGCTTCCGCGATCGGTCAGACCCCCCTGACCACCACCGCCGCCGACACCACCGGAAACACTTTCCAGAACGACGGTGTCACCTGGCTCTACGTCGACTCCGGAACCGCCGGAGGCACCCTCACTGTGAAGTCCAACGTCGCGTTCCCCACGGGCATCACCCTGCCGGACAAGGTCTACACGCTGACCGCCAACACCATCTACCTGTTCGGCCCCGGCGACTTCCCGTACTCCGTCACCGGCGACACCATCAAGGTCACCGCCAGCGTGAACACCATCAAGCTCGCCGCGTTCCACTGATCTGACCGGCACGGCGAGGAACACCGATGAGTGCAGAAACAGGCGCTTTAGCCACCACCCCGCACCCCCTGGGAAAGCCCGGCGGGCCGGGGCTCTTCCATGACCGGTCGCTGAACCTGCCGCCCTATGTCCAGAACATCGCGCACAGCCTGATGACCAAGCGGGGGATGGACAAGTCCAGGGCCATCGCCACGGCCATCGCCACCGTGAAGCGCTGGGCTGCCGGAGGCGGCGACGTCAAGCCCGAGGTCCGTGCAGCCGCGACAGCCGCTGTCGCTGACTGGGAAGCCGCCAAGGCCAAGACGAAGGCCACCCCGAACAAGCCCACCGAACTGTCCCAGCCCATGGCCCTGCTCCGCTCCGTGCTGGACCCGGAGGACACCACCTGGGGCGCCGTGGACCTGGCCAACCATTCCCTGACCCTGGACGCCCGTGCAGAGGCTGCGGAGGAGCATGAGGCCATGCCAGACGGGTCGTACCCGATCCGGGACCGGGTGGAGCTGAAGAAGGCCATCCAGGCGGTGGGTCGGGCCAAGGACTACGCCGCCACCAAGAAGTGGATCATGAAGCGGGCGCGGCAGCTCAAGGCCACCGACCTGCTTCCGGAAACCTGGCGGGACACCGGTGACGTGAAGCTGTCCCAGCCCATGACGCTGCTCCGCTCCGTGCTGGACGGCCCCCAGACGGTCGAGCTGGCCCAGGCACCGGTCGAAGGATCCACCAAGGCCCCGAGGCAGCAGAAGCAGGCCAAGAAGCACGGCAAGAAGGACGACCAGTACGCCAAGGGCCGTCACCAACTCCCCCCTGGTGCTGTCGGCTGGAAGCATGGCTGGATCCCCGTCGACCAGAACGGAAACGCCGTCGGCCCGTCCCAGGAGAACAAGTCCGCGCAGGAGATCAAGGACATGGTGGGCCACGATCAGGCCACCAAGGACGCCATCGCGCAGGCGTAC